CGTAGAAGATTCAGGCAATCCTTCTAACAACGGTAAAGTCTTTCTTTACAAGTTTGGTAAGAAAATCTTCGATAAGATTAAGGACGCTATGCAGCCTGAGTTCCAAGACGAAGCTCCAATGAATCCATTCGATTTCTGGGATGGTGCTAACTTCAAACTAAAGATTCGTCAAGTAGAAGGCTATCGCAACTACGACAAGTCAGAGTTTGCAGCTCCTAGCCCTATCGCTGCGTCAGACGAAGAGATTGAAGCAATATGGAATAAGCAGTACTCGCTTGCTGAAATCATTGCTCCAAGCAACTTCAAGTCTTATGATGAACTCAAGAAGAAGCTGGACTTTGTTCTAGGATCATCTTCACGAGTCGGTACAGCAGAAAGCATCTCTGCAACTACTGGTGACTCATCTGATGATGACTTTTTGAAGGACGTTACAGCAGCAGTAGAAAGCAGAAAAGAAACTGTAGCGGCTGTTGCTGACGATGAAGACGATACAATGTCTTACTTTGCTAAACTAGCACAAGACGACTAGTATTCAGTCAAAAGAAAAGGGGCTTAACGCCCCTTTTTTTATATTCTTGTATATTGTTTGTGTTGAAAGTCTATAAATGAATTCGTTTTATTTCTAGAAGAACTTGGAGCTACCATTACAGGACTAGATTGTGATCCTGTAGTATTATTGTTGGTTACATTATTAATAATAGTCGGAGCTTTAGATTCTGCTCTTGGAGAGGCAGCTTCTGTCATGTTATTAACAGCTTCTCCGGTTGGAACTTGACTAGTTGAAATGTCTGGAAGCGAAGTTGGATTCGGCACAAAACCGTCCATGATACTCATTTCACCAGAAGGAGCAGAAATACTGGCAGTCGAATCTCCGGAGTCTATTTTACTTAGTCTTTCTAGTACTCGATTAGTATCTTTTTCTGATAAATCATCGTCAGCAAGTATAGCATTTAGTTGAGCAGTGTCAGTAGTTTCTTTTAATATTTCAGGATCAATTTTACTGTTGCCTACCCAATTTTTATTGTACAGACCACTTTCTTCTGCTGCCTCTAATGCAGCTTCGCCTGATGTAGTAGTAGCAGCGTCACCAATTGCTTCTCCTGCAGCACGTCCCCCAAAATAACCTATAGTTCCTCCTATAGCGCCTCCTATCAATCCGCCAGCTATAGTTCCAACAGGACCTAGTAGAGATCCTATCGCTGCACCTGTTGTCGCACCGGTAGTTCCCATTGCTAGAGAGCCAGCAAGTCCTCCAGTCGCAGAAGTAACTGCTTCTACTTTTCCAGCAGTCTCATCTTGCTCTGTGAACATCTGTCCAGTTTCTTCGTTTATTGCACCAGATTCTACTAGCTGATCTGCTGCATTGTAATCTTGATATCCTTCATAAACAGATCCTGCTACTGCTAATGGCGCAGCTATTTTACCTAAAACTTTCGCTGTGCCACCAAGAACTTTGCTAGTAGTACTAGCGCCACGGACAACATCGTCAGCTACACTTGTACCAGCTCTTGCAACGTCATCAGCTACACTTGTACCAGCTCTTGCAACGTCATCAGCTACACTTGTACCAGCTCTTGCAACGTCATCAGCTACACTTGTACCAGCTCTTGTAACATCGTCAGCTACGTTAGTAAAAGCATTTTTTGGAGATACCATTCTTCCGTTATTAGGATTATATGGATTGCCTGCCCTGTTTAATTTGAGTCCAGGCTTTAGAGTAGGTTTGACTGTCCTAGGTGCTCTAGGTGCTCTCGGTGCTCTCGGTGCTCTAGGACTACGGAAATTCGGCATGCCAGGCAATCCGCCCATATTATTTTCTAAACTATCGCCTATTTCTTTTAGTTCTTTTAGTATTTGTTCAAGCAATCCTACTTTTTTAGAATCTAAAGACTCTCTATCAATTCCAGTCTTGAAAACTTCGCCACCCTGAGCATTTTTTTCTGTAGGAGACTTTTCTTGATTGTTTTCACTGGTTAAATTCTCAACAATATCTAAAGTAGCACTTCCTCTATTCTTTATATCGAATTCTTCTTTTGCTACAAGGTCTAATGTTTCTTGTTGCTTTCTTTTACTCGGAGCCATCCCGAATAGTTTTTCAGCAGTGAACGCCTGAGACGCTTTTTCTTTTCTTAGATCAACATTAGTTAATTTTTGAAATACTCTTCCGCCGATACTCTGAGGTCTTAGAGTATTACTCAATGTCTCTTTTGCTGTATCTAATCCTAATACTTCGTTTGCTTTAACAGGATCACTAGAAGATAGTTTTACTTTTTCTATTTGTTTGATAGCTTCTTCTATTGCTTTTACACTAGCATCGCCAGTTTTTTCTACTGCTGCTGACATCATTTTTATCAGAGTTTTGAATTCTTCAGTAGACTCTGTGTTTTCAGTAAAAAATTCTTGGGCTGCAATCGTGTTTTCTTCTATTCTTTTCATCAAATCAATAGAAGTGTTTCCTACTGATGCTTTATTAGATGAAGGCTTAGCAAAAGATATAGGCTGTACTGCCTTTTTTATCATATTTGTCAACATACTAGCAGCTTCGGAAGACATTCTTCCTGTTGACATATCTCTGGCATTTGCGCCGCCAAAGCCTTCATCTGCTAAATTTCTGCCTTCTATTCTAATCATTACTGTTTACTCTGTTGTTTATCTGCTTTCTTTTTTAGATGTGTTATTAGCATACCAACATAAACTTCTCTTTCCCAAGGCATCATATTTTCCAATTCTGTCAAACTATAATGATGCTCTTGCATTAACAAAAAATTCGTCTTGTAATAATTTTCAAGAGAATCTTGAGAAAGAGCTAACCGAAAAAATGTTCATGACCGTTAATCGAAATTTCATTTTTTGATTCACACTTAGCACAATTATATTCTATATTATGCACTAGTGTAGGAATCTTACTAAAAAAATCAGCTGCCTCATTTAATAAGTTTATAGGCAAGTTATCAATAAATTCTATAACTTCTTCTGCTGTCTCTTCTTCTGGTCTAATTACTTCTTCGCCGCTGTATATACACTCAATGCTGTTAATAAGTATCTCAGTGTCGGACAATTCTTTTTGTGCTAGTTGTACTTCTGCTGTCGGATACTTTATAACAATACCTACCTCATTGTTAATTTCTAGTTTCTTTTGAGTATTTTCGGTGTCGCCTACAAGTTTAAACTCTGATAATTGCATGTTATATGCAATAGTATCTTGGCAGTTTCCACACTTCAATACAAACTCTTGTGTATCGCCTATTGATTTTTCTCGTAGTTTTACAAAAATTACTTGTATCTGAAACATTGCTAATTTTTTTGTATCTACTTTTCCAAAAGAGCAGTTTTCAATAACTTGACAACATGCGTTATACATTTCTTTTGGATCTTCTGACGCTGTTGCTAGTGTCAATATTTTGTTTTCTTTAACAAGAAAAGGTCTGAGTTTTATCTTGTCTTTTATTCCTGGTACTTCTATATCAAAAGTTGGTACATCAATTATTGGTAGTGCCATTACAATCTCCAAAAAACATATTATCTATTAGGTGGTACAAATCTTCTTATTCCGCTTTGTTGTATTCCTGCTGCTTCGTCTGCTGCAAGGCGAGCTTCTTCTGCTGCGGCGTCTTCAACTGCTCTATTTCTTTTATACCAGCTTCTTGCAGAAAATGAGACTGACATTCTAATCAATCCCGCATTACCCCATGAAACAGGAGTCAAGTTGATTATTTTTGGTGTTGCATCAACTAAAGTCCACTCAGCTAATACATCATTATCGACACTAAGAGATTTTATATCGATAGTAGAAACATAGTTATCATAATAACCAACTTCTTTACTATTCGGATCTCCTGCTAGAGCTATCCACTCTTCGAATACTTCTCGTACTCGCCATTTTTCGTCTATAATGAATGTGAATGACATTTCAGTAGTTAGAAATTCAACATTCTGTGTTCTATATTCTGTCCAAGCTCCTATTTTTACAGGCAAGTTAGTTGCTGCCAGACCAGGAATCTGCGCTTCTTCACAATACAAAGACAATTGCCTAGCGTTCGCCCTGTTGAGCAATGCTCTTGGCACATTGAAAACTACTTCAAATCTATCTGATCTAGGAGTATACTGACTTCTGATTTCAGAAAAGAAATTTTCTAGTTTAGTGAAAGATTTAGCCATTGATTATGTCTCTACTGTCTCTGTATACTTTTTGTTGTGAAGCGCCTTCGAAGTTTTGAGTTGGCAAAAATATTGCTGCTTTCCAGTGTTCTGGATTTATCTTAAAAAATCTACTATTCACTTGACTATACAAATACTTCTTTACTGATGGCTTTACTTGTGGGAACTTACCAAAGTTTTTTAGTACGCTCCAGCTCACTTCTATTTTACTTTTCTCGCTTATATTCTTGTCAGTGTAGTTTAACAATTCGCCCAACAACTTTGCTCGTTGTAGATAAGGCAAATAGTGCATGTTGATTCCTACAAACCCGCCTGATATATCATCGAAAGGCAGACACAACGGAAACTGATCCCAGTACGGAAGTGAATCTTTGTACTTGGGATCGTAAACATACATGTACATGTTTCCAGGTTCGAGTCTTGTTACAAACTCTCCTAGATCAGACTTTGACGCATTGCTGAACGAAGTAATGTTACTCGCAACTTTACGAACATTGTCCTGATACCAGCGAAAAGAACGATCTTGTTCGCCTGCGTTTGTTCTTATATTTTCAAAAGGATTAGCCATGTCACTATTTATAACTAAATACCGAGTTCTTTCTCAGTTATAATCATAAACTCCCAGTTGCGATCAAGACAGAATTCTTTGGCAGCTTCCCATTTAGCGAGATTGACTCCCCATTGTTTGACTTCGTTGATGAATCTTTTTGTTTTGCGAGAAGGCCTTTTTGGTTCTTGTGTGAATCGTTTTGGCTTCACCTCAACAAGACACATTCTTACTTTATCTTTACCTTGTATTTTTACGATAAAGTCTACAAAATAACGATGTATTTTATTGTCAAGGGGTGAACGATAAGGTATCACTATCTCTTCACTGCCCCATTCTAATACAGAATCGCTGATGTCACACCAGTTCATGAATTTTAATTCGTAGCTAGAGCGATAAGTGATTTGTCTAACATTGCCTTTATACTTCGCAGGATTTCTCGGCTGGAATCTTCCTGAATAAACTTCTTTTGAGTAAGTCATAGATGTTATAAATAAGTTGAAAGTAAGTCTATTTATTCAATAGGAAACACAAAACAATGGCTACTATAGTTAAAAGAGCGGATCTACCAAGAGCCCTAACTGTTGCTGAGATGGACGGCAACTTTGATAATCTAAATAATGATAAAATAGAATCTTCCAACGGCGTTGCAACAGGCACATTAACTGCTGAAGACATCACTGCTGATAATCTAGTCAATACTGTTATTAGAGGAAAAGTTCAGGCACTAGGAAATGTTACTGGAGCTGTAAACATTGATACTTCTGCTGGTGATACTGTAACTTGCACTATCACTGGAAATACTACATTTTCAGTATCTAATCTTGTATCTGGTTCTGTAAATACTATCTATTTTGTAATAGAGAATATTGGAGCAGGAACTATAACCTGGCCTGGTACTACAACATTCAATACTGGTGGTGCAATACAAACTAGCCCAACTGGCAAGACAATGGTTATATTAGACACTGTTGATAACGGCGTTACATTTATGGGCGTTCAGGCTTGGCGAGACTACGAATAAGGATAATCTCCAATGAGTTGGACTAGAAAATTATTTGTCCAGGGCGGACAGACAACGAGTGTAGATACTAGTTTTATTACAAACTATACTACTTCATGGAATACTAATACTACATCTAATACTGATGTGGTAACAACTAGACTCACCACTACTGTCTGGCAAATTCCGAGAAACACGACAACCACATTCAACACTTCTCGTATCACAACTGGAACATTTAATAGTAATACAACTACTACTTGGAATACCACAGGCACTACTAGCACCTCATGGATGGATAGTAGAAATACTACTATGTCGGGCAGTAGAAATACAATTACTACTTTTGCAACTAGTCAGTCAACACTATATTCTAGCAACACTACTACGTCTTGGTCTACAGATGTTGTAATTGATACTAGAGATAGCAGAAACACCACTGTGGCATATACTACGTCTTGGTCCACAGATGACAGTGGTAGTAGAAACACTACTGTACCGTACACTACAACTTGGCAAGAATCTGCTGGAAATACGACTAGTTCTTACGCATATACTACG